AGAGACTCAAGGATGGATTGGGCTTAAGATTCAACACCACCCAGACAAAACTAAGTCAAGGGCTCAGTATTTTTCCCTTCTAAAGATGTCTATCGATGAGGCACCAAATGATGACCGAAATGCTTATTACTATGCCAGAGAACTTTTCTTCTGGAATAAGTATCCTGAAGCAATAGAAGAGTTTAAACGCCATCTTGCCCTCCCTACGGCCCTTTGGGCACCGGAACGAGCTGCCTCTATGAGGTATTTAGCCAAGATGACTCCCGTTGAGAGTGAAAAGTGGCTTTTATCGGCAATTCTCCAAGCTCCTGGTCGAAGAGAGTCCTTAGTTGAACTCTCTCAATTGTACTTCACTGAGTCTAACTGGCAGGAATGCTTGAAATACGCAAAAATGGCGTTAGATATTGAAAATAAGCCATTGGACTTTTTATGCGAAGATTTCGCATGGGGGTACCTCCCATGGGATTTAGCTGCTATATCCAGCTATTGGCTGGGAGACTTTGAAAACTCTATTCTATACGGAAAACAGGCTATAGAGCTAAATCCTGATGATTCTCGGCTAAACAACAATTTAGAGTATTATTTAGGTAAAATCTAGTTTTCTTTGTTTTTCTCGATAAGGGCATGAAATGCCTCTACCGCGTTAGCACTAGTTCTACTTTGCCACGTGAATTTGCACTCGCTGCAGCCAACTATCTTCATAGTTGCCCATCGGCCGCCGTCAGGCCGATCTACTGTAGCGATTATTAGCTTGTCAGTTTTTGCACGACAGCTTGGGCAGAGGGGGAACTTTTTATATCGCATCTCTTGTCCGTCCCAGTTTACGGAAAGAGTATTTCTCACCTGCTGGTAGTCCAAGCCACCCCAGATACCCCAAAGCTGTTTGTTGTCAAGTGCCCACTTAATACAGTCGCGCTTAACCGGGCAAGCACTACATAGCTTTTTAGCCTCTAACTGCTGAGAGGGCTTGTTAGCAAAAAAACTACCCATCTTGTCTAGATTCTCTGGTTTAGCACACTCTCCTTTATCGTGCCAATCTGGTGATTGACTAAACAATATCTACCTCCACAAAAGTTGCGTCTCGTTCATACTCTTCGTCTGATAAGTCGTAGTAGGTAGGGAATCTTTCGCCCTCAAGGTAGGAGTACCCGGCTTTAGTCATCCATGCTGCGTCTATAAGCCTATGGGCAGCACCAGCCGTCTCGGATACGCCTTCTTGCTGTATGGCGGAAGCTAGAGACCTCCTGTAGGAGATATCACTGTCGAAGTATATGTGCTCACTCAAGAAAAATATAATAGAGTCTTCTGACCCTTGGCGTGGGAAGCCGTCACCGTCCCAAGTAATCCAACTGGGATCCTTAGGTAGCCTTAATTTTAATACGTCCACATAAATAAGCTTATATAAGGCATTACGGTGGTTCACCGTAGATTACAAAACTAGTTACTTGTTGCCAAAGGGCTTAACTAAACCTTGTTTTAGAGAGCCAAAGGCAGTTACAACAAATATATCTGCTTTCTGAGCTTCTTCAACCTCAGATATGGTCTCAGCTTTAGGGTACGAGACCTTAATCTCTAGAGTAACCTGATCCAAGACCTCTTCAATGGGAATTTCGAGGAATAGTGCAATTTTACCCATAGCTAGAGTTTTTGCTTCCTCTAAAGTCTCTGCTGCAACTTTTAGCTCAAATGATGTTCGCATTATTGAGTTAACCCGTAGCGTTTCTCTAGTTTATAGGGAGAGTAGTGGACACCCTTAAGGTCAGGATTTTTTCCGTCTGTACTGTTAAAAATTACATCCCCATATCGGACAGCCACTACAGTGCCAAGTCTCCCATTGTGGATGGGGCCTAATTTATCAGCAAAACCGTCACCTTTAACGCGAACAACGTCTCCAACTACAACTTGGCCAGGTTGAAGCGGACGCCAGCTATACTCAGGGTTAGTGTCTTCATCTTTAAGAGCGTATCCCATGGCGAGCTGAGGGAATATGGTCAAAACTTCCTCTGTCATCTTCTCACTTAGAGGCGGTAGTGACTCCCAGGTTTCGAGAAGCTTTAGTATAGCCTTACCCGATCCAACTTTAACTCTTGCAGCCGCTAGCTGCTCTTTAATCCACTCATTGTTCATTTCTGGCATTATATTCTCTCCTTCGATAAGTCTATCACTATAGATTTTAGCGTGTTTAATGTTTCCTCTTTACTTGGAATACTTTTTCTGTATGCTGCTAACTGGTCGGACGCTACTTTTTGGCGCTCAAATGGGTCTGCATCCTCTATCTGATATGCAAGGTATGCCCACGATGAATCGAAGTCAGAAGTGTCCTGCCAATATGTCACCACAGGTGTTCCGGAATTAAGGGCTTGCAGCACTCTGTACGACCACCAAGTTCCCATTTTACGGTCTTGAGGAGGCACTACTAACGCTAGCGAGCTCTTTATTACTTCCATTGCTTGTGCGTCTTTGTCCTTAGACCCGGACACTGTGGCTATTCCCGAATACCTTGTGGTTAAGTTTACAGTTTTCCACCAAGAGCTATTTAGATTCTCCACTGCCCAGGTGTTGGACCTGAGCGGCGAGCTGGTTGGATCCTGCAGTAAAAAACTGTCTATAGAGATAGGTATAATCGCTTTAGGGCTTATAAAAGAAGCCTTTGCTGCTAAATCTGCTGTTGAGAGCCAAGGGACAGCGGGCACAAAAGTTTTAGGCCACGGAAGAGACCCCATCTTCTCTGCAACTGACGCAATAGCTGATCTAACTGGGCCACTCTTAGAGACCGAGTAGTCAACACGATTAGAGAAAAAGCTGCTGAATACCTGATCAGGATCACGCTTAAATGACCGGATACTATTTTTGTATTGCCAAATCTGAGGGCTATCTACAACCAAGCGCAGCTTGGGAGACTCGTACATAAGGTTGAGCACGTGTAGTGCTCCGTATAGCTTGTTTGCTGCAGGAGATGTTGGAGGGGAGAACCCAAAAACTATCAAGTCAAATTCTTCTAGGTTAGATCTAGTCCACCATGTCTTGGGTGAGTCCCAGGTTACAGTGGCAACCTCGCCGTAAGCCAATGCGAGAGTACTAAAGAATGACACATTCTTAGTCTCTTTACAGTGACTAGAGCTCATTCCAGTAAAAAGTATTTTCATAATCTCTCCTTAAGGAGGAGGCAGGGCCCTAAGGCCCCGCCTTCTGCTTATATTCTATTGTTTAGAACGGGGTATCTGCAGTAATTGGTGCTGCAGGAGCAGGGGCAGCAGCCACTGGAGCTGGAGCTGGAGCTGGAGCTGGAGCTGGAGCTGGAGCAGCAGCAGCTACAGGAGCCGGTGCTGCAGGTGAAGCTGCAGCTGCAGCGGTACTAGCGTAGTAACGCTTGATCTCGTTGCTCTGGTTACCGTTATAGGTACGTGTACCTAGAGTCCCACGGAAAGAGCGGCCAGGGAACGCCTGTTCGATCTGAGCAGGGGTTGGGTTCTGAGCCCAATACTCCTGGCCCAATCCCATTGCGCTGGCCTTCATGAAGAACATGTTCATAGCTTTCGGGTTGTCAGCTGTAACTACTAGCTGGTCCCAAACGCGGCGCTTATCGTGAGCTCCACCTTGAACTTCGTTCGTTATCTTGAACATTAGCTTCCCAGTTGAAGTTGTCTTTGCTTCTGCCTCGACTACTTTCAACTCATAGTCACCATCTGGTAGTGGCTCGTAGTTGTTGCTTGTTGCTGCGGTACCAGCTTGCGCCAGTAGCTCTGCAAAATTAACTGTACTCATGATTTTATTCCTTACTTAGTTAGTTAGTTAGTTAGTTAGTTAGTGTAGCTGCTGTTTCGGTCTTTTTCTCGCCAAAAACCATATCTAGCATGCGTTCGACGCCCAGGTCTCCCTGCTGTACTATTTTGCCTAGACGGCCTTGGACGCGCTCTCCGGCCTCCCATTCAGGCGTACGCTCAACATACATGCGTCTTACCTTTAGGGGTGCTTGCATCGGGTCAGGATTTGGTTCCGTCTCCACTGTGATAGCGCCAAGAATGTCATAGAAGTAGGGGGCCTGAATAGCCAGCTGACCCTGTAGGTAAGGACGGAATACACCGTCTTGCCCCTTACGTGCCATGGCTGTCAGTACTACAGCCTCTAAAGGCTGAGTTGGGTGCATCGTGAGGTCACGAAGGTCACGAAGTAGTGCACCCATGTGGCGAAGTAGTTCGCCCCACTGTTGCATCTTCATTTGCTCTGTGCCAGCGATGTTGTCCATGCACTTAACCTGCAACTCCGAGATAGAGTCAATGATTAGGGACTTGAACTGGTGCTTACCACTCTGAAGCCATTGGAATGCCTTCATTACTACATCGTAATCATTAACTTTGACTACAACCGTATCCCAAGTACCGTCAGCCAATGGCGGCTCTTCGGTCATTGGGTCCCAATACTTGATAGTTACTGGTAGGAATCTATGCCCACCCTCAACATCGAGCATTAGGCGTGGGTATGGTGCCGTGACTGCAAAGCTGGATTTTCCAACCTTGGATTCGCCATAAACCATAATTGTTAAACTGCGATCGACGTCAGACATTACTCACTTCCTTTCTTCTCTTCTGTTATTCCATAGTAGCCGTAAGGGTCGGAGACCGCAAACGCATCGCTAAGTGCCGCCTCTGCGGCAGAGCCGTCATCAAAGAGCGGACAAGTAGCGAAGAATTGACACTTCCACTTGCAATCCTTAGTTGGTGTAGGATATGCATTTCTATAGTGACTACCGCCAGCATCGAGTGCTTCACGCACGTCTAGCATGTCGGTCAGTGTGCCTTCTAGCTGATCTAGAAAAGCACGGAGTGTAAATCTATTGTGTCGAACCTCAATCTGTTCGTAGAATGGTGGCTTAGCGTATGCGCCACGCTTAACCTTCCGAAGCATTGTGAATATAGCTCCATCCGTGCGCTCCCCTGGAACCTCTTGGGCCTCGTCTAGGAGCATGTAGGTCTTTACCTGCTCGTTCATGTGCGCCATGGAGCCAAAGTCGGCAAAAGAGCCACCTACAGTTTTAAAGTCACGAATCATACGTGCGCCGTCAAGCTTTCGACGTACACGCATGTCAATCTTTCCCTGAAGGACGACTTTACCGTCAAGCATTGGGCGTTCTAGGATCTCTTCGGTCGAGATCATCTCAAGTTCAGCGTCAATGCCCTCTTCTTCTACCCACTCTAGGTAGCCTTCAAGCATAATGCGACCAAGGTCAGCCTCAGACTCTAGAGATGTAGTATCCCTGTAAGAGTCACTCATCTTCTTCATGTCTTCTCGTATTAAGTCGGTGTGAGCCTCTAGGAGGTCCTGCCCCGTTGAGTAGTGACGATCCAGCGCCTCGTGAATGCGAGACCCTAGTGCTAATGCTCCAGTAAAGTTTTGAATCTTTGGCTTTAAGCGTCTGTAGTAAGTTAACCACCAACGTCGCCTGCAGTCCTTGAACGTCTGTATTTCTGAGTTAGAGATTCTAATTGGTTCTGACATTATTTTCCTTTCTTACTGTTTTCTAATAGTTCTAATAGCTTGGCCTTATCTTTTACAATCTGGTCAAAATTTTCGGACTTCACGTCAAGCGCTTCAATTACACGCTCTTCGATAGTTCCTTCAGTCACATAGTCCGTGATAATCACTGAGTCGTGTATTTCTGACCCAATCCTGTGAACGCGATCCATTGCCTGCTTGTGGTCAACAAGTGACCACGGTCTCTGAAGCATAACAAGTCTTCTTGCTGCTGTCAAGGTAATTCCAACACCACCAGCTTGCGCAGTGAAGAGAATCCACTTAATACGTCCAGCCTGAAAGTCGTCGACTGCCTTTTGACGCTCGTCACCCGACTGTGAGCCGGTAATCAAACCGTGGGCCATACCTTCTTTGGTCATGCGGGCGCTCAGTATCTCAATCAACTGTCGAGAGACAGCGCAGACGGCGACAGAGTCGTCTCCAAAGTCTCCGTTTTTGACGTCATCCATCAAGGCATCTACCTTGCAAGACGGGTCAGACAGCAGTAATTTCTCATCGCCGGATTCGTCTATTGTCATCTGACCGTAAGAGCTAGCAAACTGGAGCAATCTCATCGTTTGAGTGAGCGGATTAGGTGCAACAATAACACCACCTTCGCCGTTACCAGAGTCCATATCTATTTGCTCAAACTGTTCGGCAGGGGTCGAGTCCAGCAGTGCGATCATATTCTCAAGCATTTGCTTATAGGCCTTTGCCTGTTTAGCGCCCATCTCAACGTCTCTGCGATCATTAATAATCTCTGGAAGCCACGGGAGCACACGGGCTTTAAGCATGCGACGCATGCGAGGATGTATCCCGGCATAGAATTCATCCTCCATGTGTGGCTTAAGCCCTAGGATCATCATTCCACCAAAAGCATTCATCATAGTGTTGACATAGCGGTCAATCCACTTAGTCTTGCTTGGCCACTCTTTGTCGTCTAGCCAACGCAGGATCGGGTACAGGTCTACAACATTATTTGCTATAGGAGTACCGGTAAGTGCAAATCTAAGATCTGCAGCACCGCTAGCAGCCCAGAGAGCTCGTGTTTGCTTGGACTTAGGGTCCTTAGACCGGTGAATTTCATCGGCAACTACTGCCTTAAAGGGGATATCATTCAATTCTCTGTTGTGTACCTCGCATCTGCCCTCTGAGACAGCAGAATTGTGGCCACCGCATGCTACACAGCGGGCCAGGGCAATGCCTCCATAAGACTGAAGTTTAGAGTGAGTCCGAAGGGACTCCCAATTTATGATGTAGACATCTGCTTCTGTCTCGAAAGCCTTTCTCCGCTGAGTAGCAGTGCCTTTAATGATCTGAACGTTAGTCCCTGGCCACCACTTCTCAAACTCTCTCGCCCAGTTGGCCTTCAAAGTGTTGGGGCAGACAATCAAAGCCGGGAAAACTTCCTCTCCGCGGTCCTGTAAGGCCTTTAGGGACCTAATAGCCTGAGCGGTCTTACCTAGGCCTGGTTCGTCCGCTAAGAGTGCCCTGCGAGCCGTTGTGAGGAACTCTACGCCAGCTCTTTGGTGGGGGAAGAGGTCTTCATCGCCAGTGTCTGAAGTTTCAAGCTCTCTAAGAGCATTTGCTGGGTCAATTCTAGTCAATCGCTCATTAGACGCCCATTCTTTGAGCAGTGGGCCAATCTCAAGTTGGTCCTTGAAGGTTGAACGAAGCGATAGACATCCAGTCCACGAGACAGGGATACGCCAAACATTCTTGGCAGCGTCCCATTTCGAGCCAGGAAGGGCTCTACAGACCTCTTTTAGACGCCATTCGGTGTTTATGATGATGTGCTCACCGTCAAGCTCTACATAGACAGCCAATCTGTCCTCCTTCGTCATTAAGTAATTATATTATCAGAAAAAAATGTTTCTGTCTACTGTTTCTTGATAATAGTTTTAATCTTGTAGCAATGCTATAGGTTTCCAGCCAGTTTTTACCAATCTTAGTAGGCCATGTCTAATAGCATCAAGTGCGTGACCTTCGCCACCCCTGTGCCAGTACTCTAGCTTCTTAAGCTTAGGGTTGTCAAACATTGCTTTTGCATCTGCAGGCGATTGAAAGTAAATATCGTCAGCTGGACGTCCATTATCCATTAGGCACTGCTTAAGTATGCCAATCTGCTCTAGAGAGTATGGCGCTTGAGTGTTTTTAACTGTCTTCGCATTAATCGTAAACCGCTCGCAAGTAATATCTAGGTTATACCGCATCACAGGATCCCACAGGACCATGCGTATGACCTCCGCATACTCTTCCTGTTGTACTTCAACAGACCACTCTAGAACTGGCTCAGCAAGTCCGTCACGGCTGAATAGGGCTATACCAGTAGCTTTCCCTGGGTCAACTGCCAATACATAAATCATGCGTACTTCACCCCCCAATTCTCTAGAGGTCCTTCAACGTCCGCAGTTAGCGGTACAGCCCAACCTTCTGTTGTAGTCATACACTCCTTCACTATTCTTTTGATCTCCTCTGCGTCCTTTCTGGGCGCATTCAGTACAATCTCGTCGTGAACCGGGACAATTAGCAAGTCAGTCAGGTCAGCTTGGTCTAGTTTTACTAAATTAGATTTAAACACTTCAGCTGCTCCCCCTTGAATTAGGTAGTTAACCAGTGTGTACACACGGTCATCATCGCACGGTAGGCGTCGACCCGTCCAGGTATTTACGTATCCCGTACCTTCTGCCTCTAGCCTCTCAAGGCCTCTAGCCTCTACAGCTTTCTGGAATCCCTGCATACCCGGGAACCTAGTGTCAAAGCTATCCGATACTGCACGCATCTGCTCCTCGGCTACGCCTGCAGTAAGTGCCTGCTTAGCTATGCCAGCACCATATAGACGCCCATAAACAACTCCCTTAATTAGGGCACGTCGTCTATCAGACTTCTCCATAGTCGGATCTTGGTATATCTCACGGCCAATCTCAGTAAACGGGTCAGAACCAGTAGCATCTGCTCGCAAAAAGAGTTGAATCAGGTTTGGATCCTGAGATAAAGTCGCAAACATACGGAACTCCACCTGGTCAAGGTCCGAGGTGATAATTACGTGGTCGTCATCTTTTGGCAAGAATGCACGACGAACGGTATCATCGCCTTTGGGGAGAGTCTGCAGAGCTGGGTTCTGAATGGACATACGACCAGTACGAGCACCCATAGTGTTGATAGACGGGTGAACGTAGCCATCAATATTGTCAGTGATAAAATTAGAGAAATAGGTGTTAGCAACTTTAAGAGCCTTACGGTACTTAAGAGTGGTGTCAGCTAACTGCTGAATCTCTGGGCTGCCGTCACGGACCAGCATTTTTAGCTGGTCAGCGTTAGCAGACTTTTGTCCGGTCTCCGTGAGCTCAGTGATAGTAGCGCCCAGGCCTTCAAACACTTTAACCAGTTGCTGGTTACTACCGACCGGTATTCCATACTGAGCCTTACCCCAGTCGCGCACCTGATCTGTATACGAAATTAATTCATCGTACTTCTTCTGAGAGTAGGCAAGATCTAGGCGAGCACCGTTTAGTTCCATTGTTGTCGCGATACGTCTGGTGTTCATTTCCAGCTCGTACGCCATGCTGTATGGCTTGCCTGGAGCAGTCTTCTCCCAGAACCTCTCAAAGAGTCTCATGGTTAGGACGGGATCAAGGGCACCATACTGCCAATAGGGGTCAAACTTAATGGGCACAGTGCCCCAAGTCCACCCATTGTCGGTCATGCCATAGTCCAAAACGGATTGAGCTGCCGCTGCCTTTGAGTCCACATATTGGGAAGTCAACTTTTTTAGAGCTCCGGACCCGAGTGGATCTATGAGCTTAGCCATAATCATTGTGTCGTGAGAGCGATGCCACGGCATTTTCCAAGCCGAGTGTTGGTCAAACCATTTGGCCTCAAAGGCAATATTATGGCAGACTATGGGGCCTTCAAATTTGGACATACCTTCATAGAAGACGCCCTTCCAATCATCCCAAGGAATTGACCAACCAGTCATGGCGTCGCCAACCTGAACTAGCCGTAACTGGCCGTGCCAGGGGGAAAGTGCATCTTTACGAGGCTTACCGGGAAGTTCTCCGGTTTCGGTGTCGATTGCGATGGCTTCCAGCGGACGCCGCTCTCCTAACCAAGTTAGGAACTCTCTAGCTTTGTCAACTGTGTCTACCAAGTGGAGTTGTACTCCGTCTAGACCAGTTGTCATTTTAAATCTTTCGTTAAGGTATTATCTCAACATTATAGATCTCTGCAACGCCAAAGTCAACTTGTGCTGCATCTTTTAATAATCTCTGTGCCACGCTAGTTAAATACTGGGTACCATTTTTGTCATCATATTTGTACAATGCGTCCATAACAGCTTCAGGCTTGTCACTTACTTGTGCCCAATAGCGGTACTTCTCGGGGAAGACTAAATCTAGACCGAAATCAGGTTCACAGTCGCCGCAAGGTTGGGCATTGGGTGCTAAATCGTAGTTAGCGCCCTCTGTTAGCTTATATTTAGACACGAGCGGACATGCGGCCCCATGGAAAATAAGAGAAACGCCGATACGAGAGAGAATATAGGAGCCAGATTCTGTTTTGTACAGCTCAAACTCGATCCAGCGGTACGAGCCTCTACGTGCTGAAGTTGACTTAGCAAGTAGGGCACCTTCGAACTGAAGGGTCCTATCTCCATCTTTTACTGAGTACATATGTCGTTAGTTTTCTTCTAGTGCTTCTAGTCTAGCCTCAAGTGCGTCGTTCTTAGCTGATAACTCCTGTATAGCTTTAGTGAGATACGGGATCAACTCTACGTGATTAAGACTTAGTAGCGGGTTGGCAGCAAAGTCTTCAGCATCTGCCCCATCCATGTCTGGAACAGCTCCAACATTTTCAGAGACTACTCGATATTCAGGTGGGAAGACAGCCCGCACCTCTTGAGCTAAGAATCCAGGGAATGTCAAATCGGGGTCGTCCACCTTGCTAGTGAAAGTGATTGGTCGCAGTTGGGCAACAATGTCTAATCCACTGGCGATATTGGTTACGTTGGTCTTTATTCTAGAATCAGAGCTAGTCACCTGAAGAGCGGTTCCAGCACTGGCTCTTCTAAGGTTTGCCGCGAAATTCGTTGTGCCGACAACAGAGAGCTCCAGTCCGTTACTGTCCACATACGCGCCGGTAGACCCATTTCTACCAAGAAACACGCCACCCGCTCCGATCCGAGCAAAGCCTCCGGAAGTGTTGTCAGTGATATTGACACCAATGCTGTCACCCTCGATTTCACCCTTTAGGCTGTTGCCACTGTAAAATCGCAAAGAATTAGTGCTGCCGAGCATCTCAACGCGCTTACTTCCAGAAGATGTCCTAATCGTTCCGCCGGTTATGTTTCCAGTTACAGAGAGGGTTCCAGCAACCGTAACGTTGTCTAAGTAGCTCTGGCCGTTATTGTAGAATCTAAAGTTTGTTGCATTCGGTTCGCCTAACCCAGTGAGGCCAATAATGCCTGGATTTGCCTGACTGCTACCTCTAATTTCAATTCGCGGAGTCCCCTGAGCACCGGTGCTAATAAAGTCAGTGAGAATAAACCCAGCAGCCAACTGATCAGCGACAACAGTACCGGTTCTTAGGTTTCCACCATTAATTTGAGTAGTGCCAGGAAAATAAACATTATCTCTGACGTTACTTATGGCAGTCTCAGCCGCATTTACGTCAATAGCAGCTTGACCTGCAGTCTGATTGGCTTGACCTGCAGTCTGATTGGCTTGATCTGCAGTCTGATTGGCTTGATTTGCAACACCGCTTACGCTACTTAAATCTGAACTAGTAGCGTAGCCTCCGATCTGAACGCCGTCTGCTATGAAAACTGAACCATTGTTTAGGGCCTGAAACTTAGGAGTGCCAGCAGAATCATACGCAAAAATACCAGCATTATTTAGCTCCACTCTTTGGTTACCTGTCAAAGTAGTACGAATAGAGCTACCCACAACAAGAGCAGCGTCAAGTACTCCCGACTTAATTCTATTAGCCTCTAGAGTATTGGCTTTGATAACATCACCGTTGATCTCATTACCCTGAATTAGCTGGCCGGTAATATTTATGCCAATAATATTCTCGCCGGTGACGATCGTCCCAGGAGTGATATTAGCGGCAGTGATTATGCTGGAGATTGCACCAGCATCGACAAGACTGGCTGTTTGACCAGTTACAGGTAGAGATGGAAGACTTTCAATAGTGTTAGCGTCCTCTAGAACAAACTTATAGTAGTAATCGGTACCGTATTGAATGTTTACGTCTACAAAGGTCTGATTTGGAGCAGCCGAAAGAGAGGCTACCTTACTGCTAAGAGAAGGCGTAAAGCTTGAAGACGCTGCGTCCCTATGAACCTGAAGTGTTACTAGTCCGGGTGGCAGGGTTTGGGCGACTCCGCTGGTATTTTCAACACCACCGTCCCAAACTAAGGTTATAGTCCCTAAGTAGCTAGAGGAAGTAGGAGCAGTAGGCCTAATGCTTGTTATTGTCGTAACAGAAGACGATGCCGCCGTTGTATGCGAGCCAAGTAGGGCCGCAGAATACTGATCGCCGCTGTCGTAGGCTAGAACCTCAAAAGAGTAAGCTGTTCCTTGCCTAAAATCGTTTCCACTAAATGTGTAAGAACTTCCAGAAGCTATTGGGACATCCTGAGATGACCAGTTCCCTGAAGAGCCGGCTCTGTACCTAATGAGGTGCCCGGCCAAGTCAGTTATAGTATCGCCAGAGACGCTAGTTGTTGGAGGTGACCACGAAGTTGTAACCAGAGCAACAGGCCTAGAAGTTACTGGGTCAAACTCAACATCGCTAGTGATGTTAATTGATGTTGGGGGGTTAGGGGGGTCTCCGTCAGCGCTAATGTCTGACGTAGGAGTGTATTCCACCCACCGCAGGCCATCCCAGTAGTAAGTCTCTTTTGATGAGCTGTTAACCCAAATAGAGCCAACTTGAACCCAACTTCGAGCAAGTGGAAAAACGTAAACGTCAGAAACGGGAGTTATCTCATCTGTAGGCTCGTCTACACCTGCAGTAAGGGTATAAGTAATAGTATTGTCAGTAACTGAATCTATGTAAAAGAATCCATCCATTCCAGATGCAATTCGACTCTCGTCATTATTTATTTGATCAATAAGAATGTTGATGTATATTTCATTGCCCGCCTCAAACTTGTGAACGGCATTCATCGTCAGAGTGACCTCAAGACCAGTGATCTCGAAGGAGTCTACTGCACGCTTTGTCTGCAGCCTTTTTCGGGTAGTCCATGTGCTAGGAGCAAGAGTTTCTGGCTTAAATGAGTAAGTATTGGTGATAGTAACACCAGGTAATTGACTAGTTTCTGGGTTATGGGAGTAGCTAGGTCTATCGCTCCAAGGTGGAGTATCTGAAGCAAGTAGCGAGAATGCATCACTATCTACATCAATTTCTTCCGTGCTAGTTCCGTGGATCCCACTCACAGCAAGAGTGGTCCCAATTTCGGCAGAGATATCAGCTTCTAGGTATATCTCTACTCTGTCTTCAGTACTACCAGTTAACTTTTTTGGGTAGTAGTAAGCGTCGTGTATTGGACGCCATTCGTTAGGGGCAGTGCCAGAAACTAAGGTAACAGGAGTAGGGGTGCTAGCCGCAAAATTAACAGCAGACTGGACCTGTCCGTCTGTCAGCAAGCTGATCGGTCTCAACTCTACGGATCTTACACGCTGGTCAAGCCTGCTCATTAAGGTTGAGAGCTTCCTCTTTCTTCTGCGAATTCCCATTATAGGTATACCTTTCCATCTTGAATCGTGACCCCAGAAATAGGAACGGAAGGCTCAATGATGAGCTCCAACGAAACCTCTTCAGGGTAATTGCTTGTATCAGGGACGCTAACACTGAAGGAGATTATTTTTCTAATTAAGACCCCTGAGTCACTTCCATAGTCTTGCTCCAAGTAACTGCTGGCTCTCAAGGCCACAAAGTCGTCATTAAGTTTTACTGAGCACCAATCTCCCGGGCTATATGTTCCAAGCTTAGGGTTGGCAGATCCGTTAACAGAGATAGTAAAGGTGCTAATCGGCGGGACTGACTCCTCTAGAAGCCTAGAGGCCTGCTTCCATAGTACGGTTTCGTAGGGAGTGTCTAAATCTTCGACAGCATCTAGCAATGGCCAACCTTGATTCAACAATTTGTGGTTAGATGCACCGGAATACGGTTGGCTAGCGCTAGAACTTAGCCGGGGGTCTTTTCCTTGAACGAAGAACCTAGTAGCTGAATCTTCAGCACTCTCGTCAAATTGGGCCTCAAGAACATTTCCGGGGTACTCAAACATTCTCTCCTCTGCTCCGTAGGCTTCGGCTGGTATCCCACCCGTATACCCGTCGGCTTGGCCAGCTAGCCATTCAGTTAATGAAGCTGGAGTTAGGGGTAGAAATGTGAAGTACTTCTTAAAAGTCTCAGTTGCTGAGTCAAATTCACAGTCAACTCTATACTCGAAGCCATTTGGCTTCGTAGAGTACTCTTCCAGTACTTCTGCAACAGTTTGTAGCTCGAAGCCTCTAATCACAGGATTTGCCTCTAACTTAGAACTAAAGTCAGCATTACGACTAAAATCAAAGCCCAGGTTGCCAAGGGTTGTATGCTCCCCAAAAGTGCCATACGAGGCGGCGGCAATTCTGGTGACAGTCGGAGTTCCTGCATCCGTATCGGTCCTACTAGTTGCGATATTACCCCCAAATTGGACCACTCTAAACTGAGTAGGCGTTATGATGTCGTAAACTGTGTGGAATCCGTCAAACGACTCGCTCACAGCGTCAACGTAGACGATGCTCCCAGGTAAGTACCCGTGCTCAGTGGCCGTAGTAAACGTGGAAAAGCTAGTGTCCCGCTTAAAAGACGAAACTACACGCACTGCAGCGCTCTCGCCAACGGTTGATACGTTGGATCCTTCGTTAGTGTACGAGAAGCTGTAATCGCTTATCACAGAAAAAACTATTGCTTCAATAGCATTAAAATCTTCATCTGCCTGAACGTCAGTTAGCCTAACTTTCTGTCCAGTGACAAGTTCATGCTTTTTTGTAGTCACTACTGTAGCAAGATTGTTATTTCTTCCAATAGTTTCAATAGGGTTATAGAGATCAATGCCGGGGCGGATTTCATCATTGGCAAAGTCAAAGTCAAAAAGATCAGTTTCTAGTTCACGTAATAGGTCCTGGGCAAATTGATAGTTGTCTTGACGTGTTTCTATAGTTATCGGATTATCTATCCCGATAGACATTTCAGGGATATTCTTAGTATCGTCCTTGTTGTTAGCGTCTGTGTAGGTTGCAGGCACCGTTATTACAGACCTATCATCTTCAGTATAGCCCGCAGTTAGGATCTCAAAGTAGCCGCTGTACTTGGCGTACTCCTCGAACCAGTAGAGATAGACTAGCTCGCCAACAGTAAAATTGTACTGTCCGCCAGTTAAAGTAATGGTCATGATATTAGTGCTGCCGTCTACTTCTGCTATGGCCTCATAGGAACTATTCCAGGTTTTCCAGACCACCCTGTGTGAGAGGTAGCTTGTAAACTCTGTGGCTGTTACACTCAATATCTTATCAACGAGACTGTAGCTACGGTTCCAGATTATTCCACCCCAAACGCAGAGGCCATTTCGCATAGCAAAAAGAGCCGTTCTAGCGGGCAAAGTATTTTCGTAAAGACTGAGATTATACGTGTCCTCAGTTACTGCAATATCTCCGGTAAATACGCCAGCCTCGGTTAGTGATCTAGAGTAGGAGACACCGCGAAAAGGTACCTCTACTAGTAGCTCATTAGTCATGAGATCGTAAACGTAGTATCGGTATTCTACTGCTTCATTTTCTGGTGAAGTGGATATTGGCATCTTTTTGTCCTTGTATGTCTTTCTGTTAGTCTAGCAGCTAGCCGATCCAGCCAGAGCGGTGATATATAGTACAAGTAGCACCGGCAGTAAACCCTGCAATTGTCAGAACGTTATCGCCAGGCTGTAGGTATATCCAGTCTACTAGGACAGACGCTTTCGATCTAGCATTAGCAACATTTACGACAGCTGACCCAGCGTATTGCACCTCCAGAATCTCCCTGTTATACGTATCTATCTCTAGCCTATTTCCAGCTGAGGTTCCCGAAAGTATGACCATCTCTTGGTCGCTCTCAGTGTTAGTTATAGAGGTTGGGGACCCTCCAGGTACTACCAAGCCGGCAGATAATTCTATAATGATTGGAACTTCAATATTACCTGCATTATTTACAGTAACGCTACCAGTTCCAGAACCGCTGGCAGTTATCACGCTAGTGCTGTATCCGTCGCCATTAGAGTCTACAAACTCGTACTTAATCGGGTCAACAGCCTTTAGGCCAATAGAGAAGTCATGCCTACCTCTAGCATTTACGCTTGTGATCAGGGGGGTGCCGCTTAATCGTACATAGGACCCGCGGGGGTTAGCATCAACACCGCCTTCATAGACCTTCAACCAACCGCCAGTTTTTATTAGATTAACTGCTCTAATAAGAGCGTCTCGTGCAGCAGGTGCATCAGCAGGATCTTGAGGTAGGAAGGACCCATTAAGTGACATTATCCTATTAGAGAATCGACCAACTGCATCATAAGAGCCGTCCGCGTATCCTCGAGGCAGGTCCGGCAATTCTGTTTCAGGGAGTTCCCACCAGCCGTCAATGCCAGAGACGACCCAAACTACGTTGTTCTCATCGATTGTGTTTAAAACTAGACCATTAATGCTTATGTCAGCCTTTAATTTTAACCCAGTTAGGTGTGGAATCGGCAAGGAGGTTAGGGCTTTGTTTACAACCCTGTTTTCCTCAGACTGTTCCGTGACGTTTGGAGTTGTTTCGTAGTATTCAGCCATTACATAGTCCCCCTCAGCGCCTGTCTAGCAATTTGTCTTCCGACCTCGTCTCCCAGCTCTTTTTTAGTCAGGTTGGTCCCATATATGGTAACTTGAACGTCCTGTTTAGCGGCGTACTCTTTATATACAGCTGAATCTGTGACTTTGGAGGACATGCTACTTGAAGTCATGCTGCTCATTGCCCTACGGTCAGCACCGCCGAAGCTGTTAGTGTTATCTCGAATAGCTTTATTGTCTTGGTTTCTTTGGATTGTTCCTAACATGTCTACGTTTCTAATTTCGGGTATTTTTACATCTGAGAGATCAATATCAAAAACGTCCCTCATGAAGTCGCCTAGTTTGCCGTTAGTTATCATGCCAATTAGGTTATTTACACCTCGAATACCAAAGTTGACAAGGTCAATTATTCCGTTAACCACAAGCTGAATAAGCCCGACCAAAAAGACACCGAATGTCTCCATCATTTTATTGAAGAATCCCAGCACATCGCCCTCAAATAGCATGCCGAGAGCCTCCGCTATTCTTGTGATTATTGGGATTACTACATCTAGGAGAGAGTTGGCGAGGTCTATAATAAAGGTCATAGCACTTAAAATTTGCTCTATTGCATATCCTAGTGCTGGAATTAGTATCTCTAGGATAATCTGTATAACTGGATCTAATGCTCCAAGGAGGCTGCCATCACCGCTTCCAAAGATCTTCCCGAACAGCTCACTCACCCCCTCCATTAACCTGTCAAAGCTCTCTTTCACCCTTCCAAAGACATTATCTACCATCTCCTTGAAGCTCTCAATGGTATTGTAGAACTCTACTGCTTTAGCAACAAGTATTATAAATAGTCCGATTAGCCCAGGGCCTTTTAGCATCTTCATTATTCCGCCAATACCGGTTTTACCACTTGCTATGCCGCCAATAACTTTCTTTAAGGGGTCGAAGATCTTAGTGAGAAACTTCTCTCCAAAAACGGCAACAGCTATGGCGTATCCAACGATTACATTAAAAGCAAACTTAATGACATCAAAAATAACACCTATTGCACTTAATGTTGCAAATACGGGGCCTAAGTTGTCCAAAAGTCTTTTTGCGACGTCTCCGTCTAGGAAGTCATTAAAAGCAGACGCACCTTCATTTAGAGTGTCAAAGAAGGCATTTATCTGCTTGTCATCAGTTAACTTGTTGGTAATTTCTGTAACTGTCGACAGGAAAGTGGCGAAAGATGGTCCAGCATCAATCATCTTGCCTAGCATTTCGCCTAATGCAGGTGCACCTTCCTTCAACTGGTCGAAGGCAATTTTGATGTTGGGGTTGTCTGCAAGTTTTAGGATCTCCATGAGAAGAGCGCCAATAGAGCTCATTACAGATCGAGCGTTTGCAAAAGCGTCCTTGAAGAAGGTTTTTCCAGCCTCAGGATCCTCGGAGAACATGGTCGCAAAAGTACCCGTGGCTTCTTCCATCCACGTAAGCATGTCGTTTCCGGCACTACCTGGGCCGGTGGTTAGTCCAATTAAGTTACCAAGGCCTGTAAATACATTACCAATAATTGTACCTAGACGCCCAGCGTACACTCCAGCATCTGCAAAGAACCCCTCAAGGTCCCCGTCTGTTAGGGATGTAATCCATTCATCTGTCTTTTCAACCAAGAAGACTAAAAAGTCGTTGAGCAAGAGCGAGGTTGCATCAGTAATTCGCAGGAATATGTCCAAGACATTGCCAAGGAGCTCTCCGAATAACTGAATGTTGCTTCTGCCTTCTTTTTCAAAGGGCTCTGTCATGCCAGCAAAGATTTTGTCAATTAGCTCGAAGTCAATACCATCAACCATTGATTCGAGGGCGTCCCCGACCTGACCTGCAACTTGGGGTAGACGCTTTTGGAGAATCGGAAGTAGTTCTTTTCTTAGGATTTCCACTGCATTTTTTAGAGGGGGCAGCAATGCCTTGGATACGTCTAGCTCTAGGGCCTCGATTAGAGGTGCAAGAGTTACTAGATATTTAGCGAACTCACGCTGCGCCTCATTCAGGTCAGCAAAAGGATCAGTACCACCTGTGCCTTTGTCTAGTCCTTTTACACCCTTTTCTACTTCGGCGTTTAGATCTTGGGTGCGGTCTTTTGCTTCACGGTACGCTAGCTCCGCTTCGTCGCGAGCTAGCATGGCCTCACGCCGTGCTGCAGAGTTTGGGGGTAGGTCAGCAGTTCTTCGAAGGTTCTCTACAGCAGCTTCTAAATTTAGAGCTGCACGTTCTTCTCCAAGTGCTGCCCCTTCGGCAGCAAACTGTAGTTGCTGGAACTCTTCACGTAGCTCTGCAATAGATTTTCCAAGAGCGGTTGTAGGAGAGGTTGCTTGCTTTACAGCACTAGCTATATCTCCGAATCCAAACTTGGCAGCCGACTGCGCCACTTTAAGCGTGACAAGAGCGGCAGACAGAACAGCGACCGCAGGGGCGGCCTTACCTAGGACCCCAACCAGAGTTCCTAGAGAGACGGCAAGAGCTGCGACTCCACCAACTAGTAAACCAAGGACACCTTGAACTACATATCCAATTCTGACTAGACTCTGGAATTTTTTTCTTGCGGTCTCAGC